TGAATATCTTGATGATACGTAATACCAATACATGAAGAACTGGTAATCGTATGGCTTGCCTTTAACTGCCTTAATTTTTAACTGATAATAGCCATAGTGAGATCCATTAACTGCATTGATATTCCATGATGATTCTCTATGAACTATCTCGTTATGGCATTTAAACTGATGATCTGGTAATTGATAGTTAGCCAATTCTCTCAGCTTCTTGTTTGGCACTATTGAAGCCTCTGATCTATCAATGCTTGCAATAGATAGAGATAGCCCAATAACGACGGCTAACCCTCGCGCTACGCCTTTCAGGCGCGAGTTGAAGCCTTGATGGCTTCTAGCCGATAGTGTACCGAAGCGACCAAGCACATCCGTAAAAGTCCTGCTCAGATCGGCGTTGCGCATCTTACTTGTCCGTCGAATAGAACCCAGAACCTTTGAACTGGATACCGAAACTGCTATAAATCTTGCGCATCGGCTCATGGCAGAAGCCGCATTCAACATCATGAGGTTCATTTATCTTTAACTCCTTTTCGTAGCGAAGATTGGCTTCGCATCGATCGTTAGTGCATTCAAATTCATAGATGGGCATTACTTCTCCACATTGTCGATATGAATAGACTCAATATGAGACTTCATCATTCGGCTTATCTCAGCCTGGCTTAAGAAGCTCGAAGCAGCCTCTAGGGAATAGCCACATAAGCAGGTGTGCATCCATTTAGGTTTCTCTGATTGATCCATCATTCATCCTCGCACTTTAGGCAATGAGATCGCGATAAAACATAAGCGCCGCAACCCTTGCATTTAGATATATCAACATCGGTATAGAGATCCTTGCGGCCTTCGAACCCGGCGGCCTTCAGTAACTCCACCAGATCGCCTAGGCGGAGCATGGCAACATATTCCTCAGCATGTTCACCTTGTCCATTAAGCCGAAAGCAAGCGAACCCCAATAAGCCGCTTTTGGCTGTCCTAGTTTCGATCTGGCGGAGTGTCCCTGACACATCGAGTCCTGTACGCGCTTTAACCTCGCAATCGAACGGAACATTGAGGATATCGCGGCCATTACCTCGACCAACTGAAGCGCCTTCCCACGTGCGCCTCAGAAACTCTGCAACTACTCTTTCGGTGCGAAAGCCCCGATGTTTACGGCTTTGAGACATTTACTGCATGACATTTCTTGCATGACCAGGATATTGCTTGGCCTTGAATCCAGAACGCTAACTCTTCTCTAGGTACTGGTTCATTACATAGATGGCAGATAATTCTTACCTGTAAAGCGGCAATAAGTTCTTGTTGCTTGGCTCTTTCAGCTAGTACATCATCAGGTGGAAAGTTTTCCCATTCACCATCTTGATTCATAAATTGTAGGCTGCTCATTATCCTCTCGCCTTCTGCTTAACCCATTTACCGTCTTTGTTAATTTCCAACCAGACAGGTTCGCACTTCTCTAAGAATCCGCCTGCTGGGTTCTGGCATCTAAACTGCGCCCAAGGCTTGTTGTTCTTTTTGGACACGCCTTCGCTAAAAGCCATTACTCCATGTTGGCAGGTTGGAATATCATCATCGATCTTTGATCCGCCCAAAGTTTCTTGAACTAGAGCGATTGCTTCTGATGCGCTAGGTGCTGGCGATACCGCTTTAACTGTCCAAGGATCATCCTCGACCGGCATTGTTATTTTATCTGCTAACTTTTCAGCGAATGGCTTTGGCTGTCCTTGATTGACTTTTGCCATTTCTTCACGACTAGGTCGTTTGCCTTTCGAAGCATAGCCTGCGTTAGCCAATGCACGACCGATCGCACTTGTTTCGCAGTTCTCAAGCGCGCTCGTAGAGTTGACTCCGCGAGTCGATACGGTTTCCTCTGCATAGCCAGTTGTCCAAGGGTGTGCATCCACTTCAGTTCGATAAATAGCAGCCTTAACAATAAATCGCTGAAGCGTTGACTCAACCAAAATAGTATCGATTCGACCATCTTCGTGTTCCTTCCAAAACTTCGCTAGACGTTCTTCTACTGTTTCGTAATCTTCGAGATTAAACATTAATCATCCTCTCCTACTACCTGGAAACCCCTAAGCGTGGCAAATTTTACAAATTCTTTTCTATCGTCTTTTTTATTTGACACATAGAGATCGTTTTCTTCGGTGGCTAATTGTCCTGATATTGCGAAATACGCCGCTCCATCGATAAAGTTGTCCACTTTTGGACTTTCCATTGATCTTGCGACTTTGACCAGCGCCAGACACATTGCAACTTGATGAGGCTCAACTGGCATTTCGAGGTATGCAGCCCATAGGGATGCGGTTCGGGACATATTGTCCGATGGATGGCCGTAGTCAAGACCACGATCCTGGATGATGGCTCGAGCTTCTGTAAGGTAATCATTGGCTTTCATGCTCTTACCTTATCGCGCTGCTCGTAAAACTTGCGCATTGCCCGGCGGCCTTCTTTGTAACCAGTGTCAACGCCCATTGAATAAAAGAAAACAATCGTCAATGCCCATAAAGTGAGCATCATTCCGATTTCATAGATATTCATATTGCTCCCGATCCGCCAGAGTTTCTGGCTTCTTGGAATAAGTGTTACATAACTAGCGGACAGAACCGCGATCATTCAGATAACGAAACGGTAACAATTCTTGGTCATCAACATGGTCATCGATTGTCCGATTGATGTCTGGCCAATCATCTAGCCCTGCCATAGCGCCTTCCATGAACCTGGAATGTCCCATCCTTTTCGATGTAGATCAGGTCAACTTGGACATTCTTGCCATTCTCGGTGACGATAGCAAACGCCTGCTGCCAATTAGGCGTAGAAACGTATTTAGCGGCTTTTAGATCCATTGCGTGTCCTACTTCAACTCCATGCAGAACTCGCCTTAAAACGCCGTTGGAAGCCTCAGAAGAGGCACTTCTGCCCGCTCTATGAGTATGCCCCATGATTACGCTCTGACCATGGCGTTTAGCCTGGTTCAGCGCTGATAGTCCAGGATTAGGATTAAGGCTGCCAAGATCCCCATGAATAGCAATCCAGCCTTTAGCGATAGGCATTGGCGTTGACCAAAACTTGACTCCCATTTCATCAAGTTTAAGAAACTTCTCAAACTTTAATTCTGGCAAGGATAAGAACGCTGGGATCTTTTTCATGATTACTTTGTACAATCGATCCGTATGATTAGAACGCACCATATGGGCTTCCTTGGAATACTCGAAGAGCGACCAGAGAACATCAACTGTTCGATCGCGATCCTCAGCTAAAGTCTGTTCGTACCAGCCCGGAGTTTGCTCGGTCCAACGGCTTATTTGCGGAAGGTCAATCTCATCTCCGATAGTAAGGACAGCATCGGGCCGAAACGCTTTAATAAATAAACTGAGATTGCGTACAACATGGGAATCTTCGTAGGGACATTGCAAGTCTGGAATGACTACGGTTCGCTTCATTAATCCTCATCGTCATCGTCATAGGGGATGCGGCCAGGAAGTTCGGGCAACCAATTAGGGGTTGGCAGAATTGTTGCTGGGTAGGTTAAAGGTTCAAGCAAAATAGCCAACGCTAATTCGGGTGTGAACCCTGCTCTTCTTAGGGATTTGTAATACTCATTAAGCCCGATGCAATACTGATCGAGCATAGAGTAAGCCTCTAGATCGATAGCCTTTTTTCGCGCCATAATAAAATTATCGCTCTAGAAGTATGTTGTAGATCTCATCGACACGCGCATTTAGTCGTTTAATCTCCGATAGCAAGTGCGTGATCACATAACCAGCCAATCCACCCACTATTGCAAGAGTGGCAATATAAAGATTCAGGAGATCTGTCTGGCTCATTTTTTAGGTGTCGCATAACCGAAGATGCCAGCAACGATTGAACCAAGGATTGCTCGGTAATCAAGTGCGAAGTTAGAAGTAGTTCCCCATACTGCTAAGAACGCGCCAATAGAGATTATTGCTGGGTGCTTCATATTCATTTGCTTGCTCCTAGTAGTGGGATTTGAAAGAACGAACCATCTTGAT